ATCAGGTACAGTTCCGCTTTTCCATAAGCATTTTTGTGATAACGTTATTCACCCTTGGTCGGGTGATCCAATTAGTCAATGCAAAGAAAGCGGCACCCTTGGTGTTGACTATACTAATTTTGAAGAGTGCCGTACAACAATGGTTAAACTTAAGAATGATCCGTCTATGAGAGATGATTGGCGTGAGATGGCTTTTGAATTTTGGAAGCAACACTCTGATGGTAAGAGAGTTGTTGATGATATTATTTGGAAAGCTATGAACACGGAATCTAACCAACCACAAGGACTAGAGGAGTTTTTCGGATGAAAATATTTATCACAGGGATTGCAGGTATGATTGGCTTTCACACTGCAAAAGCCCTTTTAGAAGAAGGCCACGACGTTTGGGGAATTGATAATATTAATGATTATTATGATCCTAAACTTAAGCAGGATAGAGTAGACCTACTCGTTAAAATGGGTATGCCTAAGAAACAATGGAGTAGAGATGATATTGTGTCAAATCACTTGTCAGTTCTAGATTGTCCAGACAAGCCTTTTGATATGGTGTTACATCTTGCTGCGTATGCAAATCCTAGACATGCCTTGGATATGCCAGAACCTTATATTGACACGAATATAACAGGTACTATGAATGTTATTCGAGCATGTGAACGTTTTAACGTTCCCTGCGTATATGCTTCAAGCTCATGTGTAATGCACGGTCAACCATTACCTTGGAAAGAAGAACTGTCAGAACCACATTATCAAAACAACCCTTATGGTTGGTCTAAGTATGTTAATGAATGTCAGTTTAGTTATTCGAATGTTCCTACAAGCGTAGGACTAAGATTCTTTACAGTGTATGGGCCTTATGGTAGACCTGACATGGCGTTGTTTGATTTTACAAATAACATTGTGGCCGGTAACCAGATCATAGCATTCAATGACGGTGATATGCAAAGAGACTTCACGTATGTTGAAGATATTGTTCAGGGCGTAATCATTGTTATGAAAGCCGTTAAGGATAATAAGATAGAAAAGAAACATGACATGTTTAATATTGGTTATGGCCAAAAAGTACAGCTCATGGATTTTATTCGTCTTATTGAAAAAAATCTTGATCGTAAAGCAAGCATTCTTTATAGGCCGTTTCACCCAGCAGACACGCCGGTTACATGGTCTGACACTAGTAAACTTCAAAAACTAGGATATAACCCAACTACGCCGATCGAAGAAGGAGTAGAAAAATTTATCACTTGGTACAAGGAGTACTATAATGTCAACTAATTGGACTAGAAATAAAAGCAAACTAAAAGTAGGAATAGTAGGATTCGGCTTCGTAGGTGGAGCCGTGTCTTACGGCTTTAAATCTGATAGTGTAGAACAGATGATCATTGATCCTAAACTGGGCCACGCTGAACTTGAACATCTTGGCCCGTTTGAACCTGATATTGTTTTTATATGTACTCCTACACCTATGGGAAAAGACGGAAGTATTGATGCGTCAATCTGCACTAGCGTTATTGCAGAAATAAGAGAAACAGAACATCTCTGTCCTATTGTAGTAAAGTCTACTGTAACACCAGACGTATTAAGGGAATGGAATGAAAAGGAAGGATATAATATAATATATAATCCTGAGTTCTTGACAGAAAAGAATGCTAATGAAGATTTCATTAATCCTAAGATGCATGTGTTTGGTGGCCAGCGCAAGCAGACCGAATTAGTTCAAGCTTACTACGAAGAGCACAGTTTGTGTAGGCCGTGTCCAGTATATCACATGACCGCCGAAGAAGCGAGTCTCGTTAAATACGGAATCAATTGTTTTCTTGCAACTAAAGTGTTATGGTTTAATCAGTTCTATGATGTGGTTTCAGAGAATGGTTCAAACTTTAACAAAGTCATTGCAGCGATTGGCGGTGATCCAAGAATTGGAAGATCTCACACGCTAGTTCCTGGGTTTGACGGTAAGCGTGGATATGGGGGAGCGTGTTTTCCAAAAGACACTGCTGCCTTTTCAGCAACTTCAGAACACTTGTCAGTTCTCCAAAAAGTCATCTTTGAAAATAATAAATACAGAAGACAATACAATTTGGATGCTAGAGAAGTGGAGCAGAATGTAGATTATGAAGTATGCTAGTATAGTGCCTCTGATTGGAGGCGAAACTTTTGGAATGCAAAACGTATTCAATAAACCACCTGAATACGTATTAAGTTATAAGGGATTTGAAGCAAATGATAAGCAACTTCTTAATTATTATAATGACACTGTTCCTTATATTCTTCTTGATGAAGCTAGCGTTTCACCTAGCAGAGTCGACGTTCTTAATGCTGTCTGCCCATGTGCCGGGCTTTCTAGCCTTAGTACTACTAGTTCTAGTAGTAGCCCCACTAACGATTGGATGCTTAAGTCTGCTAAATACGTCTTGGAAAACATCCAACCCACTGTATTTTGGGGAGAGAACGCACCAAGACTAGCATCTAAAATGGGTGAACCGATTGTTAAGCAGATGCGCGCAATCGCCAAGGAGAATGGATATGTCATATCACTATATAAAACTAAATCAATTCTACACGGATTAAGCCAAGTAAGAGAAAGAAGTTTTTACTTCTTTTGGAAAGGGAATAAAGTACCTGTCTTTGAATATTATCGGAGACCTTACACTAACATTGCTGATCAGATTAGAAGCAGTGCTCGTAATGACTTTGATCCTATGAATCAAATGCTTGTAAAAGCGTCTAAGCCAAGTGAAGATCCGTTTTACAAGTACGTATTAGAAGAGATTCATGGTGGCATTACGCACACGCAATTTCAACAGAAAATTGAAAAGACGTGGGACATTATGCACTACATCGAAGATGAGGCTAAAGTTAAGTATGATAAGATATCAATGTGGCTGGATAAGAATGGATACACTAAACAAGCAAAGCGTGCAATGAACATGTATGACAAGCTTGAATCTGGAGGAAACATTATGCGAAGAGGCGTAGTAGTTCCAAAGGATTATATTGGTGCATTTGTTGGTGCGTATCCTCATCAACTTACACATCCAGATGCAGATAGATATTTGAATGTAAGAGAATGTTTAGACATCATGAAGATGCCAAAAGATTTTCAACTTATGGGAGGCACTAAAAATTTAAATATGATATGCCAAAATGTACCTGTGACAACAGCTGCAGACATGGCCGAAAATGTAAAGAGGTTTCTAAAAAATGAAGCCCAATTGATTGAAACAGATTTTGTCGTACAGAACAATAAAGATAAAACAATGTACGTTGAAGAACAAACAAATTCACTTGAAGCTTTTCTATAGGAGAAAATTATGTCTATAATGGATAAACTTAAAAAGAACTCAAAGCTTGACTACACTGAAGTTTTGGCGGAATCAAAATTCTTTACTGAAAAAGATATGACTCCGACTGAAGTGCCAATGATTAATGTAGCTTTGTCAGGTTCAATTGATGGAGGTCTTGTGCCTGGGCTTACTGTATTAGCAGGCCCATCTAAACACTTTAAAACTTCATTCGCCTTGCTTATGGCAAGCGCATATCTTAAAAAATATGATGATGCTGTAATGTTATTTTATGATTCGGAGTTTGGTTCTCCGGAAAATTATTTCAAGCAATATGGCATTGATACAAATCGTGTTCTTCATACACCAATTACTAATGTAGAAGAATTAAAATTTGATCTGATCGGTCAACTTGAAGAGCTTGACAGGAACGATAATGTAATTGTAGTTATTGATTCAATCGGAAACCTTGCTTCTAAGAAAGAGATGGAAGATGCTCTTAATGAAAAATCAGTAGCTGACATGTCAAGAGCAAAAGCACTAAAAGGATTATTCCGTATGGCAACACCTTATCTTGCTATGAAGAATATTCCAATGCTTGCAGTCAATCACACTTATAAAGAGATTGGTCTTTTTCCTAAAGACATTGTCGGCGGCGGTACTGGAATCTATTACAGCGCTGATAACATCTGGATTGTTGGTAGACAGCAAGACAAGCAAGGCACAGAAATTAAAGGATATCATTTCATCATTAACGTAGAAAAATCTCGTATGGTACGAGAAAAATCCAAGATTCCAATTTCGGTATCTTGGGAGGGAGGAGTTGAAAAATACTCAGGCTTACGTGAAGTAGCAATGGAAGGTGGATATGTAGAGAAGCCTTCACCGGGTTGGTATCAAAGAGCTGGTACTGAAAGTAAAGTTAGAGAAAAAGACACTTTAACTGAAGACTTTTGGAAACCTATCTTAGAAGAAACAGACTTTAAAGATTACGTAAAGAACAGGTTTGCAATATGACAATTGACATACACAAAAGATCTGAAGGTGTACATTACCAAATGATCCCTGGCGTAGATGACACAGAGCAAGCTTGGAATATTAGAATCCTTGAAGGCAAGTTTTCAGAAACTGTCATTGAGTTTAGTAATATTCAAGTTGGACCAGGGCCAGCAGATTCGGTAAGAAAAGAAGACCAGTTATATTTTAACTTTAAGGTTGTCTCTTCTCCAGATCCAGAACTTACACCAGATGACGTTGATCTACAAAACGAGTGTGGATCATTGTTGATGGCTGTGATTGAAGATGCTATTAAAGATAAAGCCATACAGATTGGCGATCATAATTTAGTAGAAGACGTTAAAATTAATCAAACAGAAGGAAGCTAATGTACAAAATATTAGTGATGGGTTTGCCAGGTTCCGGAAAAACTTGGCTATCTGAAAGGATGCAAGAGCATTTAGGATGCGCTTGGTTTAATGCTGATAAGGTTCGAAGTCAAGCAAATGACTGGGACTTTGAAATGGAAGGCAGAATTAGACAAGCAAACCGAATGAGAAATATTGCTGACTTTGAAAAGGAAAACGGAAGAACAGTAATATGTGATTTTGTTTGTCCTACGCAACAAGCTAGAGATCAATTTGATGCAGATATTACTATCTGGCTAGATACCATTAAAGCGGGTAGATATGAAGACACTAATAAGATGTTTGAATTTCCTGCTATGGTTGATTATAAAGTAGAAAAGTTCTTAACCGATGAGGAAATAAAAGATATGTCTGATAAAATTAGAAGGAGTATGGATGTTTGATTGGAAGAAACCTACAGTACAAATGTTAGGTAGATGGCAGCCCTGGCATGATGGCCATCAAGAATTATTTAGAAGAATTCATGCTATTACGGGACAAGTCTGTATTATGATCAGACACGTGCCAGAAACGACAGAGGCTAATGAAAGAGTCCCTGGTCAAGATGACAATCCATTTGATGTTGAAACTGTAAAGAAAAATATCATGGATGGGTTGTTAAAAGATTCCTTTACTTATGGCGAAGACTATGTTATAATGGAGGTACCAAACATAGTTGATATTAGTTATGGAAGAGGTGTTGGTTATACTTTCACAGAGCATGACCTTGGAAAAGAAATTCATAGCATATCTGCTACTAAAATCAGAAAACAAATGAGAGAAGAAGGTAAGCTTGCAAAATAATCTTGAACTCACCGTACTGAGACATATATTAACTGATGAAGACTATATGAGAAAAGTCTTGCCTTTCATTAGGCCTGACTATTTCAATGGAGTTTATCGATCTCTTTTTAAAGAAGCTGGAAAATTTGTCGCTAAATATAACAAGTTGCCTAACCATGAAAGCTTTAAAGTTGAGATCGATGATTCTAATAGCTTTTCTGATGAGCAATATAAACAAGTAGTTGAACTATTGCCGGATCTCTTTTCAAAAGAAAAGGTAGATTCGAAATGGTTACATGATGTCACAGAAAAATGGTGCCAAGATAGAGCGTTGCATAATGCTATCATGGAATCCATATCCATTATTGAAGGAAAACATGATAAACTTACTAAAAACGCTTTGCCTGACATATTATCAAAAGCACTTAGTGTTTCATTTGACAACAATATCGGTCACGATTATGTTGATAATGCAGAAGATCGTTACAACTTTTACCACACTGAAGAAGAAAAGATTCCTTTCGATCTTGATTACCTCAATAGGATTACAAAAGGTGGAGTTCCAAACAAGACTCTTAATATATGTTTGGCTGGGACTGGCGTTGGTAAGTCTCTTTTTATGTGTCATATTGCTTCTTCCTGTCTTGCTCAAGGACGGAATGTATTATATGTGACTATGGAAATGGCAGAAGAACGTATTGCTGAACGTATTGATGCTAATCTACTCAACACTCCTATTGATCAAATTGGTAACATGTCAAAAGATATGTTTACACAAAAGGTTGAAAACCTGTCTAAGAAAACAAATGGAAAGCTAATCATTAAAGAATATCCTACTGGTTCAGCACATGCAGGACATTTTAGAGCTTTATTGAATGAGCTTAAACTTAAAAGAAGTTTTATGCCAGATGTTATCTTTATAGATTATTTAAACATATGTGCTTCTTCAAGAATGAAGAGTTTAGGTGGTGCAATTAACTCATATACATATGTCAAAGCGATAGCAGAAGAACTTAGAGGATTGGCCGTTGAGTTTAATGTTCCAATCTTTTCTGCCACTCAAACAAACAGACAAGGATATACAAATTCAGATGTAGGATTAGAAGATACTTCAGAATCTTTCGGTTTACCGGCAACTGCTGATCTTATGTTTGCT